TCCCCCACCTGTGGTTGTAAATAACATTCTGTTTGCTGTTAGGTCACTTAGTTTAAAAGTTGTGCCATCATAAGTTAAAGTGCTTTTAAACTGAACATCTCCGCTAGCATCAACATATGCTATGCCATTGTCTACGTGATCAGTAAATCTTAATTTTGCGGCTGTTGCAATTATAACCTTGCCTGTTCCTTGCGGATCAAGCTCAATATTTCCACCTGAGTCTTCACTAATAATTTTATTGCCACTAAAAGCAATATTGTTGTCAGTTCCAGCAGGAGATACAGCGTACAGTTCTGTAAAGTTATCATTAATTTTATCAAAAGCCGTGCGTAACGCATCGCCTGTACCGTCATTTGCTGTTGCACCGATGTTAATTGTTTGATTAGCCATTTGTAACTATTCCTTAACTTACAGCATATGCTGGTATTGCAAATTCAGTGCCATGTACACGAATTTTTAGGTACGTAGTTGGCCTTGCTGGAGGAGCCGATGCTGAACCTGCACTTCCTACAGTAGTTTGTGATGGAACAGCAAAGTTTACAGTTCCTGTTCCGTTTGGAACTAAATCAATATTTTCATTTGAGTTTGTTGTGCTAATTCGATTATCTGTAAACTGCAACTGGGAGCCAACTGTCATTGTACCGTTCAATGCAAGAGTAGTACCGTCAAATGACAAATTACTGTCAAACGTCATGTCTCCAGAAGCATCAACATGTCCTATTGCGTTATCTACGTGATCAGTAAATCTTAATTTTGCCGCGGTAGCAACTATAACTTTTCCTGTTCCGTTTGGATCAAGAGTAATATCTCCACTTGAGTCTTCACTAATAATTTTATTGCCACTAAACGCAATATTGTTTCCAGAACCTGCACCTGATACAGCGTATAGTTCTAAGAAATTGTCATTGATTTTATCAAAGGCAGTGCGTAACGGGTCGCCTGCGCCATCGTCTGCTGTAGTACCAATGTTAACTGTTTGTATTGCCATTAATAGGGGCTCCGTATATCTTTACTATATTTATACATTCGTTAACGAAGCCGCTTGCTAAATATAACTATGCTAGTGACCAGTTATCTTAAAGAAAACTTTCATGTTAGAATTAGAAATAATTGTGAAGAAAGTGTAAGAACTCGTCAGCGTTGGTATGTGCTAGAGTGTAATTGTTGTGGTGAGCAATTTGAAAAATCTAGCAAGCATTTTAAAAATACATCAATGCACGTTTGCTCAAATTGCGATCATCATAAATTAGCGCAAAAAGCAAGTGTGAAGCAAAGAAGGATTAACAAATATGTGGATCAATTTGATGCGAGTAGCGGTCGTTATATCAGCAGTTTTAGGATCAACAACAGCTCAAGCTCATGACTTTTCTAAAATTATAGACAAAGTAATTTATAGTGTTTGTCAAGTTGAAATGTTGGCTGCTGTTGTAGTAGTTGATAGCAAAGGACCTCGCATCCAGACTAACCCGTTCGACAATTTTTTAAAACCACCACCTAAGGCTACACCTCAGCAAACACCTAGCGGTATGGGAAGTTGTTTTATTATTTCATTAAATGATAGAAAATATCTTATTACTAACGAACACGTTGCAGATGCTAAAGGTACAGAAAACGTTTCACCCAATATTAATTTCTATAACGATCCTAAAAGATACTCTGCTCGTGTCGTAGGAGTTGACAAAGTTAGCGATATTGCTGTCTTAGAGATGGCTACTACCTTAGGACAGAGCAAAATAGAAAACACCCCATCACTATCTTGGGCTGACAGCGACAAAGCTATGCCAGGGCATGAAGTTTTTGCTATTGGTCATCCAATGGGACAACAATGGACAGTAACACAGGGTATTATTAGTGCTACGAAGAAACGTTCAATGAACACTTGGCAAGAGGTTATACAGTCAGATGTTAGTATTAATCAAGGAAACAGCGGAGGACCATTGTTTAACCAAAAAGGAAAAGTTATTGGTGTTAATGCGTTTATTTTTTCAGCTAACGGAGGCGGAAGCATTGGTGTTAATTTTAGTGTTGCTAGTAATGGTGCTAAAAATATAGTCAATGAACTTATTAATACTGGAAAAATACGCAGGGGAATAATAGGCGTAGCATTTGTAGCAGATCCTGAAGTTGGCGGAGTAGTAATAAAGGAATTAGATAGTGATGGCCCTATGGATAAAGCTGGATTTAAAACTGGTGATATTATACAAAAAGTTAACGGATTTAATATTAGATTTCCACGGGATGTTGGAAAAAGCATGGATAATGTAAAACCTAATCAAAATATAGATATTCAGGTGTTGCGTCACGGAGTAATAATATTAAAATCAGTTACTACCAGTGAATTACCAGATAATTAATGCAGGCTTACCCAGGCTCCACCTGCATAGGCTTGGAGTTTGCTGAGTGTAGAATTATAAATAATCATTCCATTTATCGCTGTTAAATTGTTACGTTGGGTAGTTGTAAGGCTTTGAGCAACTATTGGGGCTGATACCTTAAAATTACCAGTGGGATCTATCGTTAAGTCTCCGGTTATTCGTTCTGTTTTGCTCATAAGTTAATCCATTAAACTGTGTTTTATATATTTAGCATAGATCTAAAGCCCGTTAGATCCATTGCTTCAAAGTTAGCCAATGTTTCCCAGCTTTCAGGGGTATAACCAATAAGTGGATTAACATGTATAAATCTTTGATCTTTAAACTTCTCAGCAATCTCATATATTTGATTTATCCAATTATCTGAACTAGTTATTAATGCATCTGAAGGTGCGTAATTTGCAGTACCAGAATATATGTTATTGATTAGATTTGTTTCACTTACTAAGTCAAATCCAATTAAGAATATATACGGAACTCCCTCTGCGGCCGCAAGTGCTATTGCATTTGGTCCACTGCTAAATCCAGTATATTGGGGCATTAATGCTCTAGCACCGCTTCCACGTATAATATTACTTTCTCTAGTATAATGCAAGTTATTCTCTGAATATCCTGACTCTTGTATCTCACGTGCCATAGCGGCATCAGTACTTACTAATACATCTGGCGTAAATTCATTATATATTCGATTACAAGCATATACACGACCGCATGCAGACAATTCACTAGGAGTTACATCTAACCTAGTTTTTCCGTTACCTAATATAAATGCAAATTCAGACATAATCTTATAAAATATTATTTATTTTGTTTATAACAGTGTTTAGATTTATTTCTGTAAACGTAGATAGCATGTTACGCAAGTGATCACGATTTGCAATAAGTCTTGGTAAATTGTTATTCCATAGATTATACACTGTATCATATTCATTAAGCAACATTGCATTGTCTCGTATAGCTTGGTGTATACGCATTGTAGGGTCAGTAACAATATCATAACTATGATCAACAGTATCTCTAAACATATCAAATCCTAGACTTTCTAAGAACTCTACTGTTCCTGCGGAACTACACATAATAGGAAAATGCAAAGCATGAACACTATTTGCAAACTTCTCTGTTATAAACACTGGCGCTGGATTTCCTGTTTCCTCGTCCGCAATAGACGTTTCATTAACTACTTCTACCATTGTAGTAGAATAAAGGCTACGTAGATAATGATCAAAATTCAGTGCGTTGTTACAATGTCCTAACTTATTATAAGTATTCCATCTAAAGAACTGACTACCCCACCAGGGCTGACTAAGCAATTGTTTATAAGTTGGTTCAAGTTTTATATCGGGCGGAGTAGGCCAATAACATCCATTTTTTACTAGCATTGATAATGTATTAAACTCTTGAGCCAAGTGTGTTTTAATTCTCATCTCGCCTCGTTCTAAATTACCATAGTGCATAAGACATGCCGCTGTATATACCCTACTATGTCTAGGACCAAGTGTTAAAGATATCCAATGATTACTATTTTCGTTAGGAGATTTATCAATATCATCTAATTGCAAATATTGATCAGCTTGTAGCATAAATTCTGATCCCCACCATATAACTTCAATGGATGGATGATTAAACGCATTTGGCTCAGTGCCTATCCACCAAAGTTTAGCATTACATGATTCCAGTTCATTAATAATACGTTGCCTAGTTTTATAATGTGTTAGATCTAAACTGAATATAACTGTTAAGGAATCTTTAAAAAATAATATATCCTTATTTCCGTCTATATCATTGCCACTATGGTTATAGTAAAATATATGTTTAGTAGGCAAGTGAGGAATTATATTTTTTAGTATTTCATAGAAATCCTCGTCCCACGGGCGTCTAGCGGATATTTGCATAATAATACTTATTAGTCAACAAAAAGGGTGGGAAAATTAATCCCCACCCCTTAATGCCTTAACAAATATCAGATATTAGCTAAATGTAATATTTGACATTGCAACTTCGCCCAAGTAATCACCGGCGTTACCAAGAGATGACGCTGTGTTGGATAGCTCTACATAACCATAACGTGTCATGAAGCTAACTACTGGCTCGAAAGTCGACGGATCAAGTACTGTTCCACTGCTCATTAGTGGGATGTATGGGCAATAAAATGCCGCTGCATCAGTTTCGCTTGAACCTTTGTAACCAACTAGTACTGCTGTCGAATCAGCAGCGTATGAATCTACATAAATCTTCATAGCGCCATTGAGTGTACCAACGAACTTAGTGTTTGTTGGTGCTTCAAAAGTACCTTCTGTTGTACGTGCAAATGCGCTTGTTGAAGCGGACTGAAGTACTGTAAGTGCTTCAGGACTAACAACTGCCCAGTTACCAGCGCCACGACGTGTGCGCTGAGCAATTTTGTTTGCTGTACGGTTAATTAACACTGAAAGTGCTGCATGCTCATCACCAACATAAGTCGCTGTACCGGACACTGTTGCCTGGTTGAAAGTTTCTTCTGTTGCTGCGAGTGAACGAAGGGAACCAAGAACTTCTTGGTCGATTTCAGCAGTAATCTCTTGTGCCAAAGCGGCCATGATTTCTGCTTCAACATCGATACCGTGCATAGACTGTGCGTCTTGAGCGGCTTCAAATGTCCAACGAGCTTGTAGCTTACGTGTTTTTGCTTCAACAGGTTGCTTGAGGATTTGGATGGAAATTTTCTTTCCTCCGCCGCCTTCTTTGCCTGCTGTGGTTTCAGCTTTACCAGTAGTTAAACTACCGGAATATGCTGTAGCAATTTTAAATGGGCTAAGTGCTTCATCACCTGCTAGTACGTCTGTATCAAACGGCGAACTCGCTGTGGAGTCTGCTGCTTCTGCATAACGAACACGTAGTGTGTGAATCTGGCTAACTGGGCCCTGCATTGGTTGAACACCAACAATTTCGTTGGCGATAACTGTTGGCATAACACGACGGATAACAGGTAAAATAACTCTGTTTAGTGTTGCCATGTTACCAGAAGTTGTAGCACCGGATGTTGCTGCTTCTGATAGGTAGCTGCGTGTGTTTTCTAAAACAACGCTCATTGCGCTGCGGCGGTTGCCTTCTAGACCTTCTAGAAGAGCATCTTTTGTTGCGCCCCAACGGCCTTCTAATAGTACGTCTGACATTTTATTGTCTCCTAGATACGTTTATTTTAAGCCTGCCAATTTACGAAGTTCAATAACATTAGTGTCATCAGACTTAGTATTTTGGTGTTTTACTTCTTTGTCACCTGTAACTACTTTACGACTTTCTGCAACCATCTGCTTTTCAGCTTTTGGGGCAGCTTTGCCGTCTAGTACTACTGGAAGATAACGATCGTATGCAGCTTGTAGTTTGCTGGTTTGAACGCTCTCTAGAAGGTCGCGCATTACTGCGCCTTTGTCTTTATTGAGTGGCTTTAACAAATTGTTCATGACTTCTTTGCGTTGTGTTGTTTCAGTAATCATGTTAATTTCTTTTACCTTGCTCTCAACAAGTTGATCTTTCTCTGCAATTGCGACTTGTGCTTCTGTTAGTTTAGCTTCTTTTGACTCCAAAGATTTTTTAAGTTCTTTGATTTCTTGATTTTCATTAAGATAGCTTGCACTAAATTCTGCTGCAATTGATTCAAAAACTTTACGCCCAAAGGTATTTTCTTTGGCCGTACCGATATCTTCGCGTAATTGAGTGATCTCGGCTTTTAAATGTTTGGCTACGGATTCTTTAACAAGTGTTGCAGATGTTTCAATAAACTTCTGCTTGAGTGTTTTAAATTGACTACGTGCTTCTTTAACTAGTCGAACTTTAGTTTCAACAACATCTTGACGATCCTGTTGGAAATCTGAAATTTCTTCTGCTAATTGGGCTGTAATGAATTCTTCTAATTTTGCGACATGCTCTACTTGGGCCTGTCTGTCAGCATTGAGTTCATTTATCTCTTCTGCTAACTGCTTGACTAAGAATTTATCAAAAGTTTCTGTAACGCCCTTCATTTGACCGACAAATTTTGCGCGGTCTTCTGAAAGATGTTTCTTCTCTTCTGCAAATTCAGCTAACTCAGTTGTTAAGCTCTCTGTAACCATTCGATCCAAAGCTTCGACCATTACGGATTTATCATGCTCATAACGTTGAGCAAATTCCTCACGGAGTTCTACTCTGACCTGCTCTTTAGATTCAACTAACTTAGATGCCCATGCCTCTTCAATTTGAGTACGGGTTTCTTCGTTGATCAGGTCACTATCCAATAATGGTTTGATAGCATCTAGCATTTTGGTCTCCTAGATCTTAAGATCCTTGATAAGACGCATTACTTCGTCCTTCAAGTATTTTTGTACTTTAGCATTGCCACTTGCTTCTTTGGCCATTTCAAGTACAGTGTGCCCATTGCGCATATTAAGCAATCCTTCATAAATTGCTTTAGGATATGCGTTTGGAGCACTTGGTTGTGCCACAATATCTACTGTGACAATCTCGAAACCTGCAACGTTTCCGGTAGATTCATTGACTTCGCCACTGCCTCTACTGCTTACGCCCAGTTTAACGTTACTTTCCAACATAGTCTTAACTAATTGACCCATTGGAGTAGGTAATATCTTTAATTTTCCAAAGCCGTTTGGCCCATCCATCCACATGCTTTCTATCATATGGCTGACCCGATCTAAATTAATCTTTAGATCATCTGGATGATCAACCTCACCTAGCACACTATTGCCAGTCGAGACTTGATCGTTGAGTTGCTTGACGGCATTGGAAATTTCAGTAACAGGGTAAACACGCTCGTTTGCGTTTTTTACCCCGCCCTGAATACAAATGCCTTTCATATAGAGATCCTTACCATCGTTGGCAGACTCTGTTACGATTCCCGCTTGATCGAACGTAAGGGTTTCTCTAAGATAGTTCATATACGATTCCTATCTTACGCTGTTGCTTTTGGTTTAGGTGCTGCAACTGGTTTAACTTTTGCACCTGGCTTATTAACGTTACCAGCATCATGAACTTTTGCTGTTGCTGCTTTTGATCCTGAATTTTCGCCACCACTTGAGCTAGCTGCTTTGCCGCCCATGTCATTCTTACTAGCAACTGTTGAATGCTTGTTTACGCTACTTGGCTCAGAAGTTACTGCAGCAGGAGCTTTCTCTGTGTACTCACGTACAAAAGTTTCGTCCATTTCTTCTGCTTCGTCCATTTCTTCTTCTTCAGGATCCATGTCCATTTCTGGCTCGTCCATGTCCATTTCTGGTCCCATGTCCATCTCTTCTTCACCTTCGTCGTCGCCCATTAACTTTTCAAATTCTGCTTTGAGTTCGTCAAGTGCATCTTCGAGATCAACAACGCGATCTTCCATTTCCTCTTCGCCGTCGTGAGCTTCAAGAGCAAGACCTTCTTCGTCTGCTGAAATATCGTCAATCATTTCCTCAGCGGCATCGCCACCAAGTTCTTCGTCGAAATCACTTTCGTCGAAATCACTTTCGTCAATTTCTTCGTCTGTTTCTTCTACTACTTCTTCAGATTCATCAACTTCTTCATCTTCATCAACTACTTCTTCTTCGTCAATTAGTGATTCGTAAATACTTCTGGACTTGTCCACGATAATTTCGTGAAAAAGTTCTTTAGCTTGATCGGTCTCTTCTGAGATGATAAGCTCAATTAGCTCATTAAATTTGTCGGACATGCTTAAGACTCCTTGTATATGTTTAAGGCATTATAAACTATTTAACTACATAGTTAATATGTAGTGGCGAACAGGGCATTTTTGCCCCAAAAGGGTAATTTTTGGGAATTTAAGGAGATTTTCTTTAGATATTAGACAACTTCTGGCGCTGGAGCTCCAAATTGTGTTTTAATATCACCAAGGCTATCCTGATACTCAGATGTTTTTACATCACGAAGTTTGCGAAGTCTAGAAATTTGTTCAAGGGTAAGTCTAGTTTTACGAGTATCGGGCTTTTCAGCACGACTTAAATCCCGGGCATTGTCATGCCTAGGGTTATCTTCGTCTTCAGTAACAAAATCTTTAAGTAACACAGTAGTCTCCTTGTTACTGTATTTATTACGTAACTGGAGGAGTTGCTGGCTCTGGAACTGGGCTATCAACACCAGCGGCATCTAGAGCACCGTCGCCGCCTTCTTCACCGCCACCTGCTGCATCAACTCCCTCTTCAGGAGGTGCTTCTGGTGCAAAGTTTTCAAGGTCTGTTTCTATTCCGCCTGGGGTAATACCTACACTGCGCATATTTGGAACATCAGCTGTCGGAGCTTCGATGTTTTCTTCTTTCCAAAGTTTAGTGTTATCGCTCATCTCTTCTTCAGACATTCCTAAATAACGCTGTAATAGGAAACGTTTACTCAAGTATGGGAAAGCCTCGAGTTGGGTAAATGTGCTAATCCTAGAACCATCCATTTCAGTTTCACGATATTTGCTAAAGTTCTGTGGTTCGTTAAAGCGTAGTTCAAAACTTGAGTTGTCTAGTTCGAACCCGCGCCATTTAAGAAACATTTTAAACTCTCGATCAAATGTCTCTGCAACTAAACGCTGAAGTCTTTTGCAATATTCGTTAAAGCGATGTTCCTGTATAAGTGCAGTGCCAACTCGTCCATCGCTGTATGGTTGAGCACTGTCATCTGGACCTGTGGGCAAATAGCTACTAGGGATACGCAATCCTCTATATAATTTATTAGTAAAGTACTTCAAGTCGTCAATCTCACCAAGATTAGTTCCGCCTGGTAACGTCTCAACTTTTGACCCTCGGCCTTCTGCCGTTTGTGGAAAGAAGTAATCTTCATTAGTGCTTAGTGGATTATATGTGGTATCCATAATACTCGAGCCGCCGCCTGTTTGGCTTGGAATACGTCTTTGATGTATTTCGTTTTTAACACGCTCAACAAATGCCATGGCCATGTGTGCTGGCATGTTACCAACATCTACGTAGAATACACGGCGTTCCGGCGCACGTTGGATACGATAGATAATAATAGCATCCTCAAGTAATTCTTTTTGCTTAAAAACTTTAAATATGTTTTCAAGAATACTGTTACCAAATGGCCAGTTAGCATCAAGACCTTCTGTTAGACTGCAATGCACAACGTGATTAGCATCAACGGCTGTTTCATTAATGCTTCTATCAAATCTACCTGAACTTGAACTTTGGCTACCATAAACAGTGCTTGCTTGTATATACCCACTCTGCTTGTGATCACCAGATCTATGATAATCGTCACCAGATGTTAATTGAGTGGCAGTTAAGTTTTCAAAATTAGGGTTAATGTTTTTAATAACATATTGTTCAGGTTTTTTGCCTTCGCTTTCATTAACAATAACTTTGTTAACATCAGTCATCTCAACCCAGGACCATTGGAACGTTTCAGGATCACGTATAAACACCTGATCTCCGTACTTTAGTGTATTGCGAAAGATCTTAAAAACACGTTTGTTAAATTCGTTTAAGTTATTCCAATTAAGCAATTGTTTTTTAATAGTATCAATTTCATTGTCGCTGGGTGCTTCACTCCATTTAATGTCAAACGCTGTGCCGTTCTCTACGTTAACTTGTGTACAAAACTCTGAAAGAATATCTAATGCACTGTTCACTTCACTGTCAACATCCATGTTTTCATATTGACTGTAACGTTGAACACGGTTTGTGTGTCCAGTATAAACTTCTGGTAAGTGACTAGCATAGTTGCTATACTTTGCAGAAGCATCGGCTGAATTTGAGGCAGCATTAGTTAGCGGACTTAAATTTACTGTTTTAAAATGTTTTTTCCAGGACATGACTTATTATAGCACCTTTATGTTATTTAACCTAATTTAATTTAACTATTGATTCATTATAGCTTGTTGAACTACTTTCGCATTATTGTCACTTGATTCTCTAACTTGCTTAGTTAGCTCTTGTATTAACGCAGGAGTGGATCTCATTGCCTCAGCAACATCATCTGGTATTGCTTGGGCATTAGTTAGAGCATTGTCGCCATCATGCGTCTGAAATGCTGCTGTAGCGGCATCTAAAGTTGCTTGCGGATTAGTTACATCTGGCAGAGCATCTCTTGAAACTGTTGACCGTGCTGATTCATCAGCTGGTACAGCGGCATCAGGCGTGGGGATTACCGCCGGGCTGGCTTGTCCGGGGCTTCCTAATTTGAATGCGTCCTGAAAGCCTTTTGTTGCAGATTTAGTAAGATCCATGGGTTCGGTTGTTTGAAGATAATTTCCCACTGAGTTCTTAATACCGTCGCCTACTCTATCAAAAAACGATTTTTCAGAATCAGATGTGTTAGTAATAGCATTAGTCGCATTTGCTAAACCGTTAATTGCTTGGGTGGCAAAATTTAACCCTGTATTAAACGCACTAGATGTCATTACTCCACTTACGGCTTTATCCATTGATATTGCTAAATCCCTTGCTGCTTGAGCCATTCGAACAGCGTTATCATCAAGTTCACTTGGTGTTTCTTTTAAACTTTCAGTATCTTTACCTATTTTACCAATGGTATCGTTTGCCACTTTGTTAATAGTTTTTTCTACGGATAGAAATGCGCCCGAAAATGCATTAACTACTGGCCCAGTTGCACCCATTGCACTAGCTTTAACTATTTCCTGTATACTTTTCAATTGTCCTTTGGTTATTGTGGCCGCGGCTCCATGAAGCGAGTCAGTAAATTCTAAATTTCCATTCTTAATACCAGCTATAGTGTCTTTTAACCCTTGTTCATAACCAGGAAGTTCGCCCAATAATGCACTTGACTCAGCAGTAAATGTATCTCCCCCAGTTAGGAACATTTCTTTAATAGCTTGCCCAGATCCAGCTACCATGTCTTCTGCCTGGGCAATCATTAGCTCAGCAGCTTTACGTTGCTCGGGTGGAAGATCTAACAAGGCCGCTTGTAACTGGGCATCTTTCTTTAATGCTTTTTGTTTTTCACGCTCTGCTTCTAACGTAACCCCGTTATATTGTGCCATTTGTTTTTGTTGAGTAGTAAGTGTCATAAAAGACTTGTTAAGCTCACCAGTGTCTAATTGATCCATGTTTTGACCAGTGGCTGCTAAGTCACCCATAAATTCAGCTAACATAACACCTTGCTGTTCAAACCCAATGCCCATACGCAACATTTGTGCGCCGTATTCAGTTTGCATTGACTTATTATTTTTAGCAAATATCCTACCACCTGCTTCAGTAGTTCCACCAAACGCAGATAATGAGTCGCCAGCTTTCTGAGCAACGTTTGCCATCATTTCAGTACTAAGCCCAGCTTGGTTAGAAATTTCTCTAAACTTCATTAAACTATTGCCGAAACTTCCACCTGACGCCGAAACTTTCTCAAACTGTTCTACATTTCTTGACAATACGCCAAGCAATAATCCAAATGCTGAAGCGGAGGCTGTTGCTAAACCACCAAGCATTGTTCCTAAAACTGGAATAGACTTAGTGGCATGACTTGCTACATCGCCTAGCTTGCTGATGCCTTGTCCAACAGAATTAAGCATGCCACTTGTACTGGTGCTTTGACTTGCTAACGCTCCGAAAGTAGCAAAGACTCGATTGGATGCATTTGCAAAGGCGTTTCCGGCATTGCTGGCTGACTGGCCTGCACTACTAAATGCATCCCCAGTGCTAGAAGCTGCGCCACCTAGCGCACCTAATCCGCTGGCGGCACTTTTAGCCTTTTGGTTAGCCGCATCGAATCCACCGCCACTTGCAGAACCGCCTCCTCCGCCTTTTGATTGAGCGTTAATTGCTCCAAGGATTGCATTTAAGGTCGAGTCTTGAGCCGCATTTTCTGCGTTTACTGTCCCAACTCCAGGTATGTCAACTGTAACTGCCAAATCTCTGATCCCCA